AGCGCGTCGCCAAGGTCGAGTAGCAGATCCTCCGCGCGAGTCACGGACAGATCGATCTCAATCGTCCCATCCGTGATGTAGATCTCGGTGCCGTCCTCGGACACGGTGGTGAACTCGTTTACGCGGTTTGGCATCAGTCCTGCCTCACGACAGGGTTGCGGCCGTTGAAGAGGTCGATGCCGTACTGGATCGCGGCGTTGTCGGCGAATACGCCGAACGAACGCAGGGACCAGAGGCGGAGCAGATACGCGATCTGCTCATCGGGCATGTCCGTCTTCCAGTACCGAATCGGCGTCTCGTTGGTCATGGTGTCCTCCTTGGACTGTAAGAACGCTCATGCATTGTGCTGATGCAGCGTCATGTCGGGACAGTGCTGCGGCCCGACGGGGTACCAGCCGGAACAGGTGACGCTGAACCGCCAGCACCGACTGTCCTTGTCTTCGTGGCCGATGAGATCACCGAGCACCGGATCGTGGTCGACGGCGTAATTGCTCTTATCCATTGACGCTCATGCTCCAAACGCCCGGGTCGAACTGGTTGTAGCCGCGGTCATAGGTGATGGTTACGCGCGCGTCGTCGGTGACTCCGTCGATCAGCTCGCGCAGTTCACCGGCTTCCGCCGGATCATGGGTTTGTAGTTCGGCGATGAGTTCGCCGACGGTGTTTATTAGACCGGCCCGCTCAGACGACATCACTCCTCCACGTCGAAGTAAAAGACGATGTGTTCGTCGGCCGGGAAGACGTGGAGTGCGTCGTCGTAGTCCGCGGCCTTCTCGCCCTGTCGGGAGCGTAAGTCTGCGTTGACGTATACGAGTGGTTGCGTCATCATTTCCTCCTGCTGTAATCATTATTATGCACTGTCCCGATCCGCGGTTTCGAGCCACCGTTGTGCTGCTGCATTCAAATGCTCGAAAAGAGGCCCGGTATAAGGGTAGAAACTAAGCAATTCCGCGGCTTGTGCATCGGAAATAGTTATTTTCCCCATGTCACTCATCTGGTCCCCTTCGATTACTTCAAATGTCGCCGTTCCCGCGAAGGCCCAGTTCAGGGTCGCCGCGAGTGGCAATCCGTGATCCGCGTCTGTTTCCGCGATGACGCGGAAGATTCGTTGAGTCATGCGTTGTCCTTCGAGATCCAAATCCCCCCGTGACTACGGGAGGAAGTACATGAGCAATGTGAGACCAAAAACGACACATCCGCGACGCATTAGCCCGGCTAGAGGCATTGCATGAGGGCAAAGGACATTGACTGGAAAGCCATGGCATTTGTTTGTGGCGGCGGAATGTTGCATTTCCTTCTTGGCGAACTTGATGAGGATCATTCGGGCGTTGCGCTGATACCACCAATCGGTCATCCGGGGAAGCCTTGTCGGTACCCGTGGGTTTTCATGTGGTCGTAAAGGTCGGCGTAGCTGTCGGGGACCGTGTTGGCTTCGGGGTTGCCGTGTTCGTCTTCGCCGATCACTTCGGCGAGAACGTCGATGGTGTGACCGCAAGCGGGGCATTCCCAAGTGGTGCGGATGAGGTCGTTCATGCTTCTAGTTCTCCGCGCTCGTCGGCGCCGGGGCCGGCGTTCATTTGTCGGTTCGCCTGTACCGTGCGAACGGTTCGACCGGTCCCGTGTACACGTTTACTGCGCTTCCTGCAGCAGCAGCCCGGCGAACACCCGGTCGTCGAGTTCGCGGGCGCGAGCAGCGCGGGTGAGGCACTGCTCGGCCGCGGTCGTGTGCTCGGACGGTGCGGTGGTGGTCACCATGCCCTCCACGACTTCGGGCGCCGGCGGGGCGCGAAGAGGAACGCGAGGACCGTGATCGCGGCGTTGCCGAGTGCTGCCCTCACGACTGGGCCTGCTTCTGGCGGACCTGGACGCGGAGTTCGAGGCCGAGTTGCGACGCCCACTTGCGGCAGTCCGCGACGGTTGGCGACGTGTTCGCGAGGAACGACAGGGCACCGGGTACTGGCGCGTCCCACCATTCGTGGTCTGTCGCTTGGGACGGGATGGGTTCGGTGCTCACGCGGCGGCGGACGCCGTCGACGATGATCACCTCGCCTTCGTCGAGCATGTCGGGGTGGATGACGAGGGTGACGTCGTCGTCCGGATCGGCGGTCTCGATGGCCTCGAGGTGTTCGGGGTAGAAGTGCTGCTCCACTCCCGCGACCGCCTCGCGGCCGACCAGGAGAACGTGCCCGTCGGGCGCGATGCCTTTCACCTCGAACACCTGGTCGACAGGCAGCTGGTAGGCGTACCCGTAGCCGTCGTCAGCTCCTTCGGGGAGCAGGTCGACGCGCTTGACCTTGTCGCCGGGATTGAAGTCGCTCATGACGTCGCCGGTCACTTCTCGAGCCGGGGGACGTCGACGGCGAGGGGCTGGTCGCTGCTGATGTAGTCGAGGGTCGTCTCGACCATGGTTCCGTCGGCGAGGAAGAAGAAGACGCCGTCGTCGCCGGAGCCGTAGGTGCCGTCGTCCTGGGCTGAGTCGACGACGTAGCCGTCTCCGCCGATGCCGCGGACGATGTCCTCCTCGGGTGCGAGCTGACTGCCGGAGCTGCTGACCTTGCCCTTGATGACGTAGTAGCCGACGATCTTCCCGAAGTTCATCAGGTAGACGTAGCGGACCGCGTTCGGCTTGTTCTCGCGCTGCAGCTTCGACTCGAGGTTCCGCTTCTCGAGGCTGTTGCTGATGGTGGTGCTCTTCTGGGCGGTCTTGCGCTGGTTGTAGTCCTGCAGGTCGGTGCAGGCGGCGAGGCTGCCGGCCAGGAGCAGGCCGGCGGTCGCGGCGGTCAGGGCGCGGATGGTGCGGTTCTTCATCGGGTGGGCTCGCAATCGGTCGTGGGGTCGGTGTTGTCGATCTGCGGCGGGAGGTCTGCCGCTCGGAAGTCGCGGGCGAGGTACTTGCGGGCGTCCGCGTTGTACTCACCGACGGCGCTGAGGCAGTAGCTGCGCAACCCTCTGTACGTGTCTCCGCGGGTGCTCTTGTCGTCGGCGTCGCCTGCGGTGGCGGTGATCTTGCGGTCGGTCGCGACGATGTCGGCGTACTCGTCCTCGAAGCGGGCCTGTGCTGCGGTCCAGTTCGCGGCGCTGTTCTTCGTCGCGTACGCGTCGCCTGCGCCGGTGACCGGTGAGGTGATCACGCGGATTCCCCACACGACCGCTCCGATGAGCAGGGCGATGGCGATCACGACGAGGACCCAGACGAGGACGAAGCGGCCGGCTCGGTTCGCTTCGCGGCGCTCCTCACGCCAGCTGTCGCGGCTCACCAGGTCACCACCGGGTTGCTCGTCGGGGCGTAGGCGGACTCGAGCGCGGGCCCTGTCTCGTAGGTGACGGCGCGGGGTTGCGCTGCGCCCCACGTGCAGTCGGCGCGCTGCTGCTCCATGGACACGGCCGAGTAGGACTCCTGCAGGTCCCACCGCTGCGCGGTCGGCAGCCACTGGAAGTTGAGGACGTAGCCGATGATGCGGGCCGGGCGGCGCGTGTTCAGGCCCCGGCGCCGGTCACCGAACGTGTCGATGTACTCGTCCTCGGTGAAGTTCACCTCGACCCGAGTCGTGAGAGTCGCACGGGAAGTGCGCTCGATCGTGGGCATCAGCGACGGCTCCCGATCAGTGCGATGGCAATCACGGCGATGACGAGGAACAGCGCGAAGCCGATCCAGAGCGGGCTCAGCACCCACCACCAGGACCAGTCGATGACGTGGGTGAGCTTGAGGACGATGAAGACGATGGTCAGCAGCCCGGCGAAGCCGATGCCGCCTCCAGTCGAGGAGGAGTTGCTGGTGGAGGTGCTCATGAGCGGTGGGTGCTCCTTCGGAGTAGGGCTGCGCGCCGGGCGGCGCGGGCCTGGTTGCGGTCGGTCAGGTGGTGGGTGAGCTGCGCGTCGTGCTCGAGCGCCTCCCGGGTGGTGAGGGCGGTGCGGAGCGCTTGGACGTAGCGGGTCTCGGTGATGCCGAGGGCGCGGATCGCGTCGTGGCGAGCACGGTTGCGGCGCGGGTGCGCCCGCTCGAGCTCGAGCAGGGCCGGCACGGTCGGGGTGTCAGCGGTCACGGTCTTCGCTCCACTGCTGCTCGAAGCGCTCGAACGTGAGCCGCGGGTGGTCCTCCCACCAGTCGGTGAGCTCACGGGACGCGTACGCGCGGGCCCGGACGTCGTTGCCGATGAACAGCGACCACGGGTCGACGCCGGCCTTCAGGCCCCGCTGGTTCAGCAGCACCCCGTGCGTCGCCTCGTGGGCGGCGTCGAACGCGTGCTCCCGGTACAGCTCGAAGTCGGTGCGGCAGTCGCGCCATGCTGCGAGCGCTTCTCGGACGAGGTAGCTCATGGAGTCACCTCTGGGCGGGACCAAATGAGGAGGCAGCAGCCGAATGGCGGGCGATTGCCTCGCGGGTCGGGGTAACCCTCGGGCCGGTCGAAGCGGAGGCGGCCGCGGAGGAACTCGACGTGCAGAGGCGAGCCTGGCTGGTCGCGGTGTGGCTCAACGAGGTCCTGCCACCACGCCTGCTCGGCTCGGTTCGCGGGCAGCAGCATGACGACGAGCTGCGGTGGCCGATGCAGGCGTCCGGCCCACTCCTCCCACGCCTTGGCTACCCAGGCGCGGCAGTCGGAGAACGGCGGGTTACACCAGACGCGCTCACCGGCCCAGGACTGGGCGAGTCCGTCGTCGGCGCGGGTGAAGTAGCGAGGCGTCTTGGCGTTGTGGGGCGCTGCAGCGGCGTCGAGCGTGAAGCGGAATCGCTCCTGCCAGCCGGTGAAGTCGTCGATCGATGTCGCGCGGTCGTCGACCTCGTCAAGCGCACCGCGTGTCTTGACCTGCTGAGGGTGGTTCTGTCCCTTGAAGCCGGTGATCATCAGTCCCACTCCCCTCGGAGGTTCTGGTGCAGGGGTGTGGCGATGCGGTCGATGGCGAGGTCGGTGCCGGGGATGATCCAGCCGTTGCGGTTGATCTGGGCGGGGCCGCGGTAGTCGGTCCAGCCGGCGTTGCGGAGGCACTTCGCGAGGTTCGGGTCTTCTTGCGCGCGGTCGGTGGTGATGACGCAGATACGGCGGCGGGTCGGCGAGAGGAGCCGCAGGGTGGATGCGGGGTACGGGAGGGGGCTCATCGGTGGTTCCTTTCCCACCAGGCGAGGCGGCTGACGGGCTTGCACTTCTTGCAGGGCTGCATGTCGGTGGTGGCGATCTCGCGGGCGAGGTCGCCGGAGTTCTCGGTCTCGAGGTGGGCGGTGGCGACGTCGGGGCGGCGGGCTTGCCAGCAGGTGGTGACGTGGACGGTGCGGCCGTGGTCGGTGACGACGAGGCGGGGCCGGGTGTCGGTCATCGGGGGTCTCTCCACTGATGGATCTGCGGGCGGCCGGCGCCGTCGAGCGTCTCGGAGCGGTGCAACTGCTCGGGTGCGTGGACGGGGCGGTCGCAGCGGTCGCCGCCGCGGCGGGACCGGCACCGTTCGGTCTGGGTGAGCGGGCGGCCGGTCATGCGCGGGCCTGCAGTTCGTCGCTGATGTGGTCGTTGAACCAGTCGATGGGGCGCCACACGGCGGCGTCCTGACCGGCGAGCTCGAGCGCGGTGATCCACCGGGTCTGGTCGGGGCGGAGCCGCCCGGTCTGGGTCTTCAACTCCCGCCACAGGACGCGGTGACCGCGGACGAGGACGAGGTCGGGGAAGCCAGGCTGCGAGCGCCGCGAGTCGTGCGTGTGGTAGCTCATCCACCCGAGCTGGCGGGCGAAGTTCAGGACCGCGGCCTGGAGAGCGTTCTCGGTCATGTCGGCGGCCATGCGGGCCGCGTACTCGTCGGTCTTCACTCGTTGGCCGCCTCTGCGTCGGCGAAGCGGAACTTGAAGCCGAAACGGACTGCTGCCCTACCGCGATCGGGGTCGTGCCGGTAGAGGCGGCGCATGTAGCCGGCGTCGTCTCCGTCGGGTACTTCGCGGATCCAGGTCTGCTCGGCCTGTACGAGGTCGATGGCGTAGTCGGGTGCGGTCGTGCCGAAGACGTCGCGGATGTACTCATCGACGGCTTGCTGGGCGATGACGTGCGCTGCGGGTACGTCGTGGGTCCCGAGCACGACGACCGCGTCCGGGTCGTCGTCGGGGTAGCCGAGCAGCTGCGCGCGAGGCTCTGCGCGGGGCCGGTAAAGCTTCCCGTTCGGTCGCTGCACGGGCGGGTAGCCGGTCATGCGCGGACTCCGGTGGCGATGGTGCGGAGGGCGTTGCCGAGTGCGTCGAAGATCGCGCCGGCGTCGCCTTCGTCGAGGCGGAGCGCGACGAGCGGTCCGGTGCGGTGCGCGAGGTGGATCTCGAGGCCGATGAGCGGCGACTCGTCGGCGTTGACGGCGATGGTCTCGACGGAGGCGTAGACGGAGTCGCCGTCGGCGTCGCGGAGTCCGTCGATGAGCTTGCGGTAGTCGGTGGCTGCCATGGGTGTGCTCCTGGTCAGGCGGTGACGGGGGTGTTGGCGTAGAGGCGCTGGGAGTGCTCGGCCCAGTCGTCTCGGAGGCTGGTGATGACGAGGCCGGTGCGGTCGCCGTCGCGGTGCGGGGCACGTTCGGTGACGGCGACGATCGCGTCGTAGACGGTGCGGGCGGGTACGAGTTCGCCGGCCTGTGCGGTGTACCGGGCTCGGACCTTGCGGAAGTCGACCTGTCGGGTCGCGGCGGCCTGGATGTACTCGGCTTCGGCGTTCTCGTGGTCCGTCCGGCGCTTTTCGCGCGAAGTCTCTGAGACTGGACTGGTCTCTGGAACTTGTTCTAAGTGGGACTGGGACTGGACCGCGACCGCGCGTGAACGCGCCCGCGAGAGAGTCACGTGACTGTCACGCTTATCCACAGGGCCTGTCACGTGATCGTCACGTGACGCGTCACGTGACGAAGTGGCATCACCGTCACGTGACGTAGGGTCGTTGTCACGTGACGCAATGGCTTCGCGTTCGGCCTTCTCGCGGTCCCGCTTCTGCTGCTGGCGGCGCTTGTCGTTCGCCTTGCGGGCCTGCAGCTCAGCCTCGGCATCGGCCGGTCCCTGGTTGGAGCCGTAGTCGGACCAGTCGTGGAAGAGGTAGCCGCCGAGGACCTGCTCGAACAGGCCGACGTCGACGAGCTTCTTCAGCTCGGTCCGGGAGCCGATCTGCTTCGCGATCTGGTCGGGGACGAAGCCGCCGGTGCCGTGCTTGCGGGACCAGGATCCGCAGCGGGTCCAGGCGCCGACCGCGGCGTTGCCGGCGAGCACGATCTTCACGTGGAAGGCCGCGTCGTCGTCAACCGGGAAGTACCCCATCAGACGCTCACCCCAGGGGTTGTCTGCCGAGTCAGGCGGGCGAGACGTGCCTTCGCCTCCTCGGCCTCGACGGTCGCTGCGATGAGCGCGGCGTCGGAGCGCAGCTGCTCGGCGAGCACACGGGACAGGTCGGCCTCCTGGTGCTGCACGAGCGTCTCGAGGTCCTTCACGCGAGCGCAGAGTTCCTGGTTCGCGGCAGTCAGGTAGGTGAAGCTGACCGGAGCGTCGTCGGCGGGCGGCTCGGTGAGCTCGGGGTCGTGCTCGATGTCGCCCCAGTGCATCGGTCCGAGCCATGCGGCGGCGCGTGCGACGGCAACTGCCCGGCGGCCGGCTTCGGTGCCGGCGGGCGGGGTCTGGACGAGCAGGCGCCGGTACAGGGCTCGCACGCCGGCGTGGAGCTCGGTGCTGACCTCGGCCGGGGCTGCCCAGAGCAGGCCGCTGATCGTGGTGGGGCTGACGCCGAGCTCGGCGGCGAGCGCGGTGGTGTGCCAGCCGATGCGGGTGAGGGCTCGGAGGCGGCGGACGGTGCCGGTGGATGCGTTCATCGTCCGAGTTCCTGGGCGATGGCGAGGATGCCGGCGGCGGCGAACCAGAAGGGGCTGGAGAGTGCGAGGCCGAGGACGATGCCGCGGGTGGCTTTCATGCCTTCGAGCTCGTCGCGGAGCGGTGAAGGGGCGGGCTGGAAGGTGGTGCGGCGGTGGCGGGTGTTCATGGCGTGGGGTCCTGGATGGTGTCGACGAGGTGGTCAGCGGATCCGCAGTGCGGGCTGGATAAGCGCCTCGGCGTCAGGCTCGTACTGCACGAGAAGCGGGCCGGGCTTGTTGGGGTTCTCGCTGACCGTCCAAATGAGGTCAGGCGTCACCTCCCGATGGGGAGCGAGGTGCGCAGTTGCGCCGAGAAAGTCAGGACGAATGCGGATCGGACCCGACGTCTGCACTGCGGCCCGGGCTTGGTCGATGAGGCGAGCAACCGGAGGGAAGTTGCCTTTCGTGAGACCACCGAAGTAGGTGACTCGCGATGCAACGGGGCTCTCGTCGGCGTAGACGGTGACGGTGACGGTGCCCGCGGGAGCGGGGTGCGCAGCGGTGCTGTCGACCGAGCCCTCGGCAGCGGGCTGCATGTCGAAGCGAATACGGCCTGTGCCGACGAGGGTGCGAGCCCCAAAAGTGTTCGCGTTCTTGACGACCCATGCGAGTACGGGTCGCGGGATGATGAACGTGCCGGCACCTTCGGTTTTCGCCGTCTGGCGCATGCGGTGCACTCGGTACCGGTCGGTTGAGGTCATCTGCACGCCGCTCTCGAGCACCTCGAGCATTGCTCCGCAGATCACAGGAGTGACGTCATCGCGAGATACCGCGGGCAGCACTCCTCGGGCAAGTCTCAGGGCGGCGTCGCCCGGAAGGTCGGCGCTGATCGCTGCAGGCTGCTTTGTCATGGCGTGGGCTCCTGGATGGTGTCGACGAGGTGGTTGGCGGTGAGAAGTGCGCGGAGGAGCCCGAGCCCGGTGGGCGTGATGAGCAGCTGGTCCCAGATGAGTCGGCCGGCGGCGGCGGGCTGGAGGTCGAGGAGGCTGTACGCGGTGGAGGTCGGGCAGTAGCCGGTGGTGGTCTTGGTGGCCCACCCGCGGTCGACGAGCTCTCGGAAGAGGTCGTTGCGGGTGAGGCGGATGCTGAGGTCGGTGGCGAGGTGGTCGGCGGCGGCCTGGACGGTCCACCGCTGCTCCGGTGCGCTCATCCGCGGCTTGGGTGGTCGGCGCCGGGCAGGTAGGCGATGCGTCGTCCGATGTGGGCGAGGTCGCCGGGTGTGACGCGCGGGGGAATCGCGGTCGCGGCTGCAGCGGGGGAAGATGCAGCGTCGTCAGACGCCACACCCGACGCCTCGTTCTCGGGGCCGGGTAGCGGCTCGACTTCAGTCGCGAGTCCGGGCGAGAACAGCACCCGGCAGGCGACGGACTGGATGACCGGCTGCTGCGGTCGCAGCTGCGCGACGTGGTCCTGCAGCACCACGGCGGGCACGCGGATCGCGAGCGCTCGGCCTCCGAGGATGATGCGGACGAGCGCTTGGCCGCCGGCGGCGGTGATGATCTCGAGGGCCTCGACGTCGAACTGGCCGTGCGGCGCGATTGCGAGGAATGACTGGCCGCTCATGCTGCGGCGCCCGTAGCGAGCGCGTCGACCTCAGCGCGCGAGAAGCGGCGGTGGCCGGTGGTGCTGTACCGCACTGACTTCAGGCGGCCCTCGGCTTCGAGGCGGTAGACGGTTCCGCGGCTGATGGCGAGGCGGTGCATGACGTAGGCCATGGGCACCAACTCGTCAGAACCCGCATCCTGACGATTTGACACGCCCTGAAGCATGATGCCGTTTTGTCGATGTCGCAAGAGGCTCGGCCGCGTGTTGTCGTTCTTGACGTTTCTGCACTAAAGTGCGTGCCATGGCAACTGAAGGAGAAGCTCATCGGCACGGGTTCCGGGAACCTCCCTGAGCTCGAGCAGGTGATCAACCGACAGGCTGCGCAGGGCTACCGGCTGCACACCATCACGACTGCGTCTTCCGGGAGCAAGGGCTTCATCGCTGGCGGCGACCGTATTCAGGCGACGATGGTGTTCGAGCGACTCGAACGCGTCTGAGACGACGAAAGGAGCCCCGCGCCGCCCTCCGAGGAGGACGAGCGCGGGGCTCTTGCCGTGCGTGCTGCTAGCCGGCGCCGTTGCTGAGTGGCAGGCCGGTGATGGTGTTGATGTGGTGCGCGAGCGCTGGTGCGTTCGCTGACTCGCTGGCGCCGAGGTATGGCCGGTGGACGGGGTAGTCGTCGGAGCCGTACGCGCCGCCGTGGGTCTCGGTGCCGCCGATCATGGCCCAGAAGAGGTCTGCGTCGATTGCTGCCGTGTTCTCGATCGCGGCGTACCAGGCGGCGATGTCGGAGCGGGTCCACGGGTACTCGCCGACGATGAACGCCTTGCCGGCGTTCGCGGCCGCGGTCGCGTCGGCCGCGAGCTGCTGCAGCGCGGTCCCTGCTGGGTAGCCGGTCCCGGACGCGCCGAATGGGACGGGCGGGTAGGCGCCGGATTGCGTCTGCGGGTAGTAGTGCGCGCCGACGATGTCGACTGCGGCCGCGGTGAGGCCGGGCTCGGTGGTCACGGCGACGCGGTCCGCGGCTGACCCGTCGGCGACGAGCTTGCTCGGTGCGATCGACTTCACGTAGGAGGCGATGTCCTGAGTCCACTCGTTCGACCCGGTCTGGGCGGCGTAGTAGATCTCGTTGCCGGTCTCGATGATCGCGAGGGTCGGGTCGTCCTTGTAGGCGAGGCCGGTGTACGGGTTGACATGATTCAACCAGTGGCTGATGTAGTCCTTGAACAGCGCCCGCACGCGGAGGCCCGGGGCGGTGTTGGCGAAGAAAATCCGCTCGTTGACGTCGTCCTTCGTCGTGCCCGGGGTGTCGGTGATGCCGGTGCTGTTCTGCCCGTAGGCCCAGTGGACGAAGTTCCACTTGCCGCCGTGGTAGTAGTTCCAGTTGTCGGTCAGCGGGACCATGAGGTAGATCCCGGCGAGCTTCGCCTGGTAGATCGCCCAGTCGGCAGCGTCGAGGTTCGCATCGACGAAGGTGCCGGGCGCGGTTTCGAACGAGTTCGGGGTGCCGGCCGAGATGCCGATGGTGTGCGCGCGGACAAGGTTGACGCCCATCTCCCGCATCCCGGTGATCGCGGCGGTGATGGTCGCCTTCGAGGGGAAGGTGCCGTACTGGCCGCCGCCGGCGTTGTCGTCGAGGCCGAGCCAGTACGCGTTCGCGCCGGAGAGGCGAACGGGTGACCCGTTGACCTGCAGCTGGGCACCGGACCGGGTCAGCGTCGCGGTACCCTGTTCAAAATCCGCCGGCGGGTTCGCGAGGTAGGCCTGGATGTCGAGCAGCTTGGCGACGATCTTGCCGATCTCGGTATTGAGGTCCATGGCCCACTGGTCCTTGTCTGCCACGTCGCCGGGCGTTGGGAGGTCGAGGACGAGCAGCCCGCCGGTGTAGGGGGCGAGAGCGGTCCCTGGCGCGACGGTGGTGGTCGCGGTGGCGGTCTGCCCTGATCCGGCTTCGGTGACGGTGATCGTGAAGGTCTGGGGCACGCTGATGGGTGCCTGGTACCAGACGCCGGCTGCGATCGGTGTGGGGCCGGCTGGGGAGATCGAGTACGACAGCGCCCCACCTGCCGCGGACGTCGACGCTCGAGCGTCGATGAGGCCCGGGCCGGCGGTCTGGTTGACCGTCGCGGTCGGGGCGGACGCCGCGACCGCGACGACGGTCACGGAGTCGGTGGCCGAAGCGCCGTCGTTGTCAGTAGCGGTGAACGCGAAGGCGTACGTGCCCGGCACCGGGTAGCCGTAGGTGAACGTCGCTCCCGCTGGGAACGTCGGCGCTGAGGACAGCCCGCCGGGGTAGCTAGTGCACGTCCACTGCTGCGACGCGATCGTGCCGTCCGCGTCGGTCGCGGTGCCAGTCCGGGTCGTTGAGGTGCCGACGAGGACCGTCTGGTCGGCACCGGCGTAGACGACGGGCGGGACGTTCGCGGGTGGCGTCCAGTCGGCGAGCTCGTCGACGCGTCCGCTGTACAGCTGCACGTCGTCCCAGCCGACCTGGTAGCCGAGGTTGTTGCCGATGATCCCGCCGACGAAGCGATGGAACGCAGCGGTGCCGAGGTTCGCGTTCGTTTTTGCAGCGGTGGATCCGACCTGGGTCTGGTCGGCTTGCTTCCGGAGCTTGGCGGCGAAGACGCCGTTCGTGGTCGCCGTGCCGACGTCGGCGGTGACGGTGAGGCGGTACTTCGTGTTCCAGAAGTACGACCCGGCCGGGGCGATCAGCGTGTACGTGTCGCCCTGGTCACTGATGTAGAGGCCGCCGTCGGACTGGCGGTAGAAGAACCGGAGGATCGTCGCGTTGGCCGGGTCGCGCCAGGACCCCATCGTGAAGTCCGAGGTCGGCGCCGACGACGGGAGCAGCACGATCCCGGACAGGGTCTGCTGGTCGTCGTCGCCCTCGTCGTAGATTCGGGTGAAGAAGCACCCGGCGACGTTGCCGCCGGCGACGGTCCTGAAGAGGCCGCCGAGGCCGCCGTGCCAGGCCGCGAGCGGGGACAGGGTGGCGGTGTTGCCGCTGGTGTTCCCGCCGACGGAGGTGACGTTGGAGTTCGCCGGGGTGATCGTGTCACCGCTGGTTCCAGCGTCGAAGAGGACGTCAGCCATCGGGGCCTTCCTTGGTCAGACGAACTGGATGACGTTGGCCTGGGGCTGCTCGACGCCCTTGACCCACACGTGGATGTCGGACCGCTTCATCACGTTCGGGTAGCCGCCGTGCGTGGTCGTGTGGCGGACGCGGATCTTCCCGCCGCCGACGACCACGGGGTCGTAGATGTCGAGGCGGAAGGACTTCGAGATCGACTGGGTGGTGGTGTCCGCCCACCAGTTGATGTCCGACGTCTTCGACGCCTCGAACACCGGTCGGACGAGCTTCACGGAGTCGTAGGCGCAGTCCTCGAAGTTCACGCCGTTGTAGTTCCGGCGAAACTCGCAGTCCGTCATCGTGAGCGTGCCGGTGCAGGCGTAGATCGCCGCGCCGGAGGAGTACCGGCAGTCGTGCGCCTTCAGCCGGTTGACGACCTGAGCACCGCCGAGGAAGTTCGGGCCCCACCCGGTCGCGACGGTGTTCTGCCCGTCGATCTCGATGTCCTCGTACGTGTGGTTCGACCCGCGGTACACGTCGATGCCGAACGTCTCCCCGGGAGGCGCCTGGTACGAGCCCGGGATGGCGGAGATCTTCACGCGCCGCATCGTGAAGTCGGTGAGGCTGTTGAGGAAGAACCCGTTGTAGAGGTTCTGCGTCGTCGGATCGGCAGTGGTCGTCTGCTTGCCGGCGGCGCCCGTGTAGGAGCCCTCGTTGATCGGGGTGCCCTGCACGGTCAGGTCCTGGATCAGCTTCATCGGTCCGGTGACGCCGATGTACTCGAGCTTCGTCGTCCCGCCGACCTGAGTCTTCTTCGTCGTCGTACCGGCGTTCATCCGCAGGACCGTGTTGCCGATACCGGAGCCGAGCAGCTGCGACACCTTCTGGATCAGCAGCCCGTACCCCGACGTCGACTGCAGCCCGGACTGCACCGCCTGCGCGAAGTCGTTCCAGGCGATCACCTGCGGAGGCAGCGACACCTTCTGCCCCGACGTGACCGAAGCCAGCTTCGCCGTCGGATTCGCGCCGGCGAGCGTCCGGTAGGACACGATCCCCGCACCGGTCGGCTCGGTGCCCGTCGGCGGCGTGACCGGCGCAGCCGTGACGGTCACCTCGAGCTGCGTCTCCGTGACCGTGGACAGGCCGCCCTGGTCGCGGACCGCGAGACGCACCGTGTACTTCCCGGCCGCCTTGTACGTGTGCGAGGCAAACACCCCGGTCGCGGACTCGCCGTCGCCGAAGGTCCACCCGAACGCGGCAAGCGCCCCCTCAGCGTCAGTCGAGTCCTCAGCCGAGAGCGACACGGCGAGGTCCTTCTGACTGACGAGCTTGATGACGGCCTTCGGGGCCGTGTTTGGGTCCGGCACCGGGTCGGGTGTCTGCTGCAGCACGGTGATGACGTCGTTCAGGTCCTTGCCGATGCCCTGCAGCGCGGCGATGATCTTTGCGGCGCCCTGCGCCTTTGTGTCCGTGCTGGACGGGAGGTCGACAGCCATGAGCTACTCCTAGGGGTGAACGCCCGAAGGCGAGGTAGGTGGTGACGGACGCGTTCGACGAGGCGCTGGACGACGCGTTCCCGCGCTGCCCGAGATGCCGCAACTACCGCGGCCGCGGCCGCCTCGAGTGGACGGGTGGCGAGTGAAGCTCTCGGGACAGATCCGCGTCGCTGACGGCGGTACGCGCACCACAGGAGCGGAGGCGGCGACCTACGACCAGGCGAAGGCCGCGCTGGACGCTCAGGTACACGAGGGCGAGCAGCTGCTCTATATCAGGGGCATCGACGACTGAGCAGCGTCACTTAGCGGCAGAGCTAGCCGATGAGGCGGGGCGCTGTGCGGAAGCGGCGGGGCGGCCCGAAGTCCGCGCCGAGGTAGGCGCGCTTCGCGCCTTCGATCTTCTCGTCGAGGCCGGTGTAGCCGTTCTCGACCTTGATGAGCATGGTCATACTTCGCTCCTTTCGGGCATCACTGGTCCGGCACGGTCCCCGCAGGGTCCGGGCTGGTCACACTGCCTCGCGGCTGCCGTGCCATGCCACCCGGGCCCTGGGACTCGAGACGCCAGGCGCCTCTACCTCGGCCCGACCTGCACGGGCAGCAACCAGACCGCGGCATTACGATCCGCGGGGATAGGCGAGGTCATCAGAGTCGCACCAAGGTGCGACATGCGGTCCGGGATCCCACCCGGCGTTCGGGCTGGAATGAGTTGCAGAGAGCCAGCCTCTCTCCGTCTACAGCGTCGCTAGTCCGGCAGGCGATGCGTTGGTCACGCCGAAGCGCCAGGCGAGGGTGTGCACTCGCTCGCCGATCGTCTCGTCGATCCCGCGCGCTCGAACTCGGCGCGTTACCTCGGATCTCGACCTTCGCCTCCTCGATCTCGTCCGCGGTCACAGCGCCTCCTTGAGCGTCACTTAGCCGGCACGCGGCCGCTACATCCAGCCGGCGTAGGGGTTGCTCGCGCTGACGAGCACGTGAGCGGGCGCATAGCGACGAGCGGTTCCCTCAAGCCAGTCGCGACCGACCGGGTTTGCCGTGTGGAAGCGGATCTCGCGCGGCCACCGGTAGTGCTCGATCATCCACGTCAGTACAGGTCGGCTGGTGTCGTCGCCGCTCAGCCCGCCGAGGTCGTGATCGAACGATACGAGCTCGACGTCCTCGGCCTGCTCGAGCAGCCGGATCGCCTGCACCGAAGACATCGCCATGTGCGTGAACTCCGCAGGCATCACCCGCTCGTCGTCGATCCAGAGACGCATGACCTATCCTCTCGTCGAGTTCCGACAGCGTCACTGGTCTGGCAACGGGGTGCGAGCCGGGGTGCCGCGTCTGTCAGCACTCGATCCGCGGCTTCTTAACGATGGGCCTGTCCCGGCCCCGGCTCACACGATCATCCTGACGCTGACGAGCGTCAGAGCTCCGGCAGAGAAGCGATCAGCCGAGCACATGGGTGGCACGGGATCCCACTGAAGGGCTGTACGGCTCCCAGCCATGCTCGGCTGATGCGATAACGGTACTCCGGCACCTACGACAGCGTCACTGGTCCGGCAGCGCGTGGCCTACGAGGTTGCCGGGCGAAGGCGCAGCAGGGTGACCTGCCCGTCGACGGGGACGGTGATCTCGGTGGTTGCTGTGGCGAGTTGAGTGACAGTGCTGTCGTGTGGCCGGAACGACTCGACCGCCCATGAGCGGGCGAAGCGGAGCCCGGTCGCGATGGGACGTCCGAAGAGTCGGGTGTGTGCGCTGGAGTTCCAGAGCGACACGGCACGCCAGATTGCGATGTCGACGGAGCCGTCCTTCCGTGCGATGGGCACGATCTGCACGTCGCTGCGGCCGCCGAAGGTGCTGTAGGCGAGAGCAGTCGGGGCGGCGCTGCTGGTGGTGACGGGGTCGTTGATGCGGCGCAGCAAGTTGCGGAGTGCGGTGAAGGCGGGCTTCTCGCGCTGGACCCAGGTGCTGGTGGTGCCGAGCGTGCCGTGCACTGCGATGAGGCCGTAGTGCAGCTGGCTGTTGTTGGAAGTGTCGGGCTTGAGATCGAACAGTTCGTAGATGAACGAACGGCTGATGCCCTTGGCGAGGTTCCAGAAGATGCCTCGAATGAGGTAGTCCGCGGCTGTCTGCTCGTCGACCCAGTTCGCGCCGCCGGTGGCGTTGTGCCAGCCGTACTCGGTGGCGATGACGGGCTTGCCGGTGCCTTCGCTGGTTTTGCCGGCGGCGATCCAGGTGTCGAGGAAGCCTCCCTCGGGGATGACGTCGCCGGAGTAGGGGTGGATGTTGACGGCGTCGTTGTTGCTGTCGGTGCCGTAGGTGCCGTAGTCGCCAGCAGAGATCAGCGACGGGCCGTACACGGGGATCGAGGCGAGGGTCGAGTCTCCCTTGAGTGCGGGGTAGAACTCAGCCGTGTAGGCCTTGAGTTCGTTCACCCAGCCGGCGCGGCCGGAGTTGTCCCACTCGTTGCTCATCTCGAGTGCAGAGAACATGCCGGCGTAGGTCGCGGACTTCAGTTGCGTGATGAGTGCGCCGGACTCGCCGGTGCCGTACCCGCCGGTGCTGTCGACCGGCTGTCCGGTGACGAGGTTCGTCTTGATCCCCGCGGCAGCGACGGCCGCGATGAGGTTCGGCGCGTACGCCTGGGGGGACTTCTTAACCCCGTCACGTACCCATGGCACGCCGAGCTTCAGGAGGGAGTCCAGGAGCGGGTTGACCCCGTTCACGGCGTAAGTGGTGTCGTTGTAGGACAGGTGGATGTTGACGCCGATGGAGTCCTTCAGCGCGGTCGAAGTCAGCGCTATGGCCTGCGAGGCGGGCGCCGCGACGGTGACCCGGTTTGTGAGCTTCGCCCGGTACCAGCCCTCGACCTGGACGAGTTCGGCGTCGGTCAGGGCCCGGTTGAAGACCAACGCTCCGAACAGCAGCCCGTTGAACGGGTAAGCGTTGCCGTCGTTTTGGGCGCCGAGGGTCAGCTTCGACGTCGTCGCGTTGGTCGGGATCGTGCCGGTGATATTGCCCGACAGGTACTGGGTGCCGTCGACCCGACCGATGATCGTCGACCCGTTGTACCGGGACGAGGCGATGTGGGGTGCGGAGGTGAGGTGCTGCCCGGATTCGTACGGGAAGTAGCCCGACCAGTGGCACATGCCGAAGTTCTGCCCCTGGTCGAAGAGGCGCATGCGGGCCTGGCTTCCGAAAATGAACCCTCCCGACGGGTTCGCATCGGCAGGCATGAACGCGGCGACGATCGTTGCGCCGGCGAGCCCACCGAGGGGATCGTTCGGGTTGCTGGCCGGTAGGTAGAAGCCGGCACCGATCGATACCGCCGGGGCGCCAATACCGCCAGCCGTCCCGACGTAGGTGTTCTGTCCTGCGGTCTCCGAGGTGGTGACGACCGCGGTGAGGTGATTGCCGTTGCCAGAGGCATCCGGCCACGCGGCAGCACCCGCGGGGAGCATGGCTCCGTCCTGCGCGCCGCTGGCGGCGAGGTCCTCCGGCCGGTACCAGGCGACCAGCCCGGAGAGGTCGGACGGAGAGAACGGCTTCGCGGCGTACGCGCTGCTGCCGATCTTGGGGGCGAACAGGGCAGCGCCGGTGTCTTCGGTGACGATGCGCTTCGAGGTGGGCTGTGCTCCGGCCACGGTGATCTCCTAGGCGTTGAGGTACGGGACACCGTCGGTGTCGAGCTGAACAGGGACGGCGTTCGCATAGTTGGCACCGACATATGGGACGCCATCGGTGTCGATCCCGATGTTCGCCTTCGCCATGGCGACGAAGTTCTGCGCCGCGTGCGCCTGCGTTTCATACGTGGCCGCAACCGACGCTGCGTCGATCAGCGGCGAGAGGTCCTTCAGCTGCTTCGTGCCGTCTGGGACGTAGGCCTTGCCGCCGTCGGTGACAACGAGCTCGCCCTTGCCGAGCACGCTCGTCGCGGTAGCGCGGAGTGTCTCGGTGATGCGGGCCCAGGGGCGCTTGCCGGAGCCGAACGGGTTGGTGGCCATCAGTACGTCGTTCCTCCGTCGTAGCCGACCGCGGCGGCGGCCGCTGCTTCCGCGTTCTCCGCGGCTTCCTGCGCGTCCGCGGTCGCGGCGAGAGACGCTGCGAGCTGCGCGGACCAGATGTCCGGGATCGCGACCGTGACCCCACCGACGGTGCTGAGCGGCAGCGTCAGGTCGAGGTCGATGTCGGACCCGTCGCCCGTGGGCACGACGATGGTCTTTGTTGGGAACTCGGAGACGACGGTCGAGCCGGACTTGATGAAGACCTTCGCGCCGTAGGAGTGCGTCTGCACGCCCCCGGCGACGCTGATCAGGTTCCCGAGCCCGTCGAGCCAACCCGCCTGGTCGGTGACCGCGACCGGGACCACGAGCTGCTGCCCGGGCTGCGAGCGCTGGACGATCTTCCGACCGACCGCGACGGAGCCGGTGGACGCCCACACCATGGACCGGGACGGGGTGAGCTGCAGCTCGATCACGAGATCCTCGTCGTCGCCGACAAGGCCGAACGGGTAGCCGCTGGTCAGGTTCCGGGTGACGACGTCAGCCGGGAAGCTCACGCCTCGTGCCTTCCGTTCGACATCGTGCCGGCGGTGAAGTCGGCGTTGCCGATCGAGGTGAGGACGGACAGCAGCGCGGCAGTGACGCCCATGCCGAGGCCGGGCAGCCAGGGCAGTTCGACGATCGGGACGAGGACGCCGACGCCGAACACGGCGAGCTCCGTCTGCGCGAAGGTCTTGATGGCGCGCTCACCGGCGCCCATCCAGAATGCGAGAGTCCAGATCATGGTCAGCTCCTCGGGATGATGTCTTGCAGAGTGATGAGGTCTTCCCCGTCGGGAAGCGGGAAGGCGCCGCCGCGGCCCCACTCGTGGGCGAGCTTGGTGAGGTAGCGGCCGAGGGCGTCCATGAAGCGGACCTTCCACGACTTGTCGGCCGCGATGTCGCGCGCCATCTCCTCGAGCGTGGTCCTGAGGTGGCCGGCGTCCCGCTTCAGGTCGGCGACCTCGCGGCGTAGGGACGCGTTGTCCTGCTGCATCAGCTGCATGAACTGCAGCACTTCCTCCGGCGACTGCGACATTGGCAGCGGGATGACCGGCGGGTCGGGGTGCTGCGGTTGCGGGGTCGGGGTGTTGAGGGTCTTCTTCTCGCTTCGGCGTGAAGCGATCCAGGTGAGCGCCCCGACTACAGCGCCGGCGATGAGCGCCTGAAGTCCGGAGTCCGGAGGCGTTGCGCTCACGTTCTGGTCTCCTTCTTCCGCTGCTCTCCGATCTCGCGTGAGAGATCACGGATGCGGAAGAAGGCGAGCAGGCAGAACGCCGCCGTCGTCACGATCGTCGCGAGCGGCTGCGACGGTGTCCCGTCGGCGAGCGCTGCGATGAGCAGGAACAGGTAGGTGCTCGTTGCGGCGACGAGGAGTCCGTCGCCGATGCGCTCGAGTCGCTGCCGCTGCCAGACGACCCCGATCAGGGCGACGAGGCCGGCGGCGCCGATCGCGGCGCAGAAGAGACTGGCGCCCGGGTAGGGGTAGGCGTTCCGCATGGTCTGGGTGCCACCGGTGATGCTGCCGTAGACGCCGAATGCTGCGACGTTGAGGAAGTAGATCAGCGGGTACACCCACCGGACCAGCGGCCGGTACCGGTCTGGGATCCGGTCGAGTCGGCCTGGACCCCAGACGGTGTGAGCGATGAGCCGCTGGATCACTTGACGCGGATTCGTCGGCCCGGGTAGATCGTGTACGGGGCCTTGAGCCCGTTGAGCTTCGCGATCTGCTGCCAGGTCGTGTTGTACTTCGGCGCGATCTTGGACAGCGTGTCGTCGGGTTCGACGACGTAGTAGACCCGCCCGGTGGTGATGAGGCCGGTGGCGGTCTTGCCGTCGTGGCGGAAGTGGTTCGGGTCGCTCGAGCCGAACTGTCGCGTCCACCCGTACTTGCGGAGCGTCGCGAGGACCCAGTCGTTGACGGGTGCGCCGCCGAGGTCGAAGCAGTAGCCGTCTTCGTGGCTGCCGCCCGGGTGGTAGGCGACGGGCACGGTGGACACGGAGCTGAGCGCGAACTTCGCCCGGGCGGCGGATCCGCGCGGGCTCCGGCTGGCGGCGGCCATGGCGTTCTGCACGCTGGCTGACCTGTACGCCGCGTAGCGGCCATAGATCTTCGCGTCCGGGTACCGGACCCGGAGCGCCTTGATCGCGCGCTTCCAAGCCCGTGCGGGCTTCACAGCGAGGAACGTGTCGTTACCCTGCACAAGTGTGAGAGCGGAGCGCGGGAGTGCGCCGACGGGGTAGGACATGGGTGAGCTCCTAGACGATCAGGCGGCCAGAGGCCGAGATGAAGTCGCCCGTGCCGATCGTGTTGCCCGGCGCGGCGGCTGTGAGCTGCACAAGGCCGGTGGTGTCGACCATGTACGAGGTGAGGCGGCCGGAGTAGCCGCCGCCGAGGCGCTGTGGGCCGCCGAGCGGCGGCAGGACGACGCGTCCGACGCTGACGTTGTCGAGGTTCCCGTTCGCTTTGACATCGAGGTCTGGGCCTGTGCGCTTGAACGAGAAGTAGTAGTCCGCGTCGTGGGCACCGAGTCGGATGAGCTTCTGCGAGCCGCCAGCGATGGACCAGCCGGAGGAGGCGGTGAACACCCCGTCTGTCTGGATGGACAGCTGGTTCGGGTCGTCCCACGACTGGGCCGCGTCGTTCCAGACGGTGGTGTCGCCGCTGTCGAGGTTGAAGCAGTGCAGACCGTCGTACGGCTCGAAGCCGAACTTGGCGACGAAGCCAGTCGTCATCTCTGCATAGGAGCTGACGACCACCCAGTTGCCGACGGCGCCCGCGTAGTCGACGGCGCGCTGGAAGTCGGCGGTGGTCTCAGCCCGGCTGTTGTAGATCGGCTGCCCGTGCGGGCCTCGCTGGGTCTCAACGCCCATGGGTCAACCTCCGAAGATGCCTGCGCCGTAGATGCCTGCACCCCACCGGTCGACGGTCGGGGTGTCGGGGTCGGTCGGGTCGGTGGGGTCGGTCGGTCCGGACTCGCCGCCGCCCGGGTGGCTGTCGGCGTACCCAGCCAGTGAGTAGTCGCGGTCCCGCTCGAGGTAGGTGCCGTACGCGGCGTCCATCGCGTCGTACGTGCCCCAGCGGGCGTCGAGGTCGTCGTACGTGAGAACCGGTGCGACGAGCACCACGGCGGGCGGTTCGACCTCGGTGCCGGTGCCTTCCCAGCGGGTGATCTGCTTGCCGGCGGGCTGCGACACCGGGATCTCGTCGAGTGCGACGAGCGCGAAGAACGGCTTCGGCCAGCGGGTGTTCTCGTTCGCGCCGGGGCGGATGCAGAGGATCATCGGCCCGGACGGCCCGTTGTACGGGTCGCCGAGCATCTCGTTGACCTGGTCGGAGTCCGCGTCGGTGAGCGTGTAGAACACGACCGGCGTGTCGGTGACGCCGTGCCGCTGCCCGGTCACGGCGGTGCCGATGCCGGACCCGTCGAACCAGGCGAGATCTGCGTCCTGCGCGCGGACGATCTTCGCGGCCGCACCGCGGCCGAGCTTCACCTTCACGGCACCAGCGGGGTCGAGCGGGTTGTGCACCCACGTGTCGAACACGTCGAGCCGCGTGACCGACGGGGTGGTGGTGGCGATGAAGTTGCCGTCGATGTCGTACTGCTCAGCCCAGTAGGTGAGCTCGACGCCGAAGGGTGCTTCCCAGTCGACGACGTTCACGCCGCCGACGGCGTAGACGTGGTCCATGCCGCGGACCGGCATCGTGCGGCGGCCGACGGTGCGGAACAGGCTGATCGTCGCAGTGCCGTCGTCGAGGGCGAAGATCGTCATCTCGACGTGCGGGACCGGGGTGAGCACCGGGTAGGCGAAGTCGCCGACGTCGAACGTGTACAGCCCGGTCCCGGCGGGGTCCTCGTCGTTCAGCGCGTCGACGCTGTAGAAGCCGTTGACGATCGGGTAGTTCGGCGGGATCAGGTAGAGGCCGTCGACGGTGTCCGGCTGGAACGCCATCAGGAAGGCGCGTTCCCGACCTGCACCGTGTTCGCGGGCAGGTTCTGCCGTCGAATCGCGACGTTGTAGAACAGGTTCGAGTTCACGGCCGCCGTCCCGCTCGACTGGTACAGGTCGATGCCGACCGACGCGTTCTTGATCGTGTTGTTGTTCGCGGTCGTGAGGATCGTGCGGAAGAACGCGCCGATCCCGGTAGCGACGTCACGGATGGTGTTGTCGTCGATGCTCGCCTCGGCGGCACCGCCGTCGACCTTGATCCCGAACACGTTCGCTGCGGTGCCGGGCCCGTTGATCCGGTTGCCGGCCACGATCAGCTGCGTTGCGATATAGGTCGAGATCCCGATGGCGGTGAACCGGGACACGTAGTTGTCGAGGATCTGCACGTCCGTCGTGGCGGCGAGCAGCGCGATGCCCATGGTCACCGTCGAGGACTCGTCCCAGATGCGGTTCTGCACGATCTGCAGGCCTCGGGCTGCGCCGGCGGTGACGCTCGAGTGGGCTTGCAGGACGATTCCGTACGGCATCGTCGCGGTGTTCACGGCCCGGATCGTGTTGTCGCTGACCGAGACGTCGGACAGGGCCTCCTGGATGCAGTAGAGCATCACGCCGGCGCGGATCGGGGTGGCCGAGGAGCCCTGGTTGTCGGCCGCGGTGCGGGTGTACTTGATCGTGTTCTGCGCGACGATCGAGTGGTGCGCGAGCCCGATGAGGGCGATGCCCCACCAGGTGGCGTCGGCGATGACGTTGCCGACGATGGTGGTGTGCTGCACGCCCTCGTCGACGATGCCGCGGCGGAACTGGCCGGTGATGACGTTACCGACGATGGTGGTCAGCGAGTCCGCGTGGGCGTACGCGGTGGTCTCCTGCGTGGCGAGGGACTCGACGTGGATCCCGATGCGGGCGTCGCGGCCGGCCTTGCAGGTGACCCGGTTCCCGACGATGGTCGCGGCGGCACCCCAGACGACGATGCCGTCGCCTGCTGCTTCTCCGGCGGACGAGTTCGAGGACGGGCCGCCGCCATTGCCGATGATGTCGAGGACCTGGTTGGAGGCGATGACGACGTCGTGGTACTCGCCGGTCGCTGCGACCTGGATGCCGTCCTGAAACCCGACGATGCGGTTCCCGGTCGCGCGGAACACGTTGGCCTGCACGTAGACGCCGTACGTCTGGATGCCGTCGGGGTTCGTCATCGTGACGCCGTCGAGGTGCACCCCGTCGGTGGTGATCGACACGAGCGGCTTGGTCGCGTCGCCGGGGCCGCGGAAGCGGAGCTCGCCGCCTCCGGTGAGGCGGATCCGCTTCGAGATGGTGATGCCAGCGTTGAGGCGGAGGACTGCTCCGGCGGGCACCATCAGGGTGTCGCCGTCAGCGGATGCGGTGAGCATCGCCTGCACCGCGGCGCTTGAGTCGGATGCTCCGGTCGGGTCGATACCGGCGCCGGCGAGATAGCGGACGGGCAGCGAGGCGCGGGCGGTCGAGCTGCCGGTGAACAGGCCGGAGACAGCGCTGTCGCTGGTGAGCGTCGCGACCTTCTGCGTGACCGCAGTGACGATGTCGGGCATGCCCGAGATCGCGTCCTGCACACCTTGGGAGAAGAGGTCCTGCTCGTCGGCTCGCCACGCGTCCCGGACGGGGCCGGTGAGGCGGTAGGAGTCTGCGTCGACCGTGACTGCGCGTCTGCCGGGCATCTACTGCCTCCCTCTGATCCGGAGCTTCCCGGACTGTCTGTTCGCTTGGATGCCCTTGTAGACGTTGGCCCCGCCGCCGGAGATGCCGACGCCGCCCTTGCTGTCGCGCCACCCCTCAGCCCACTCGTCGGGCAGGGTCACCCATCCGGAGCGCGGCTTCCGCACGGCGAGGTCCGACAGGGACAGGTCGCCGTTCGGGCGGGTGTCCTGCGAGTGCCGGCCGATCTTTGACAGGGCACCCTTCTTGTCCGCGCTGCGCAGCGGCAGCCAGATCTGCACCGAGTCGATGTGGGCGTCGTCGCGGATGTTGTGGTGGATCGCGGGTCCGTAGAACCAGCCGCCGCCCTTCGCGGCGATGACGTCGCGGGAGCGCCACTTCCCGTCCCAGTACGAGCCGGAGTCCTTCGCGAGGAACACCAGGTCGAACGGCTTTTGGTCCGCGGTGAGGCGCGGTGTCGCTGAGGCGTCGTCGTTGGTGGCGGTGACCTTCGCGGAGATGTACCCGCCGCCGGACCACACGATCGCGACCTTGTCGTTCACGGCGAGGTCGTCGAGCTTGACGTCGTAGCCGAGGTGGTAGGTCTCGTCCTCGACGAGGACCGTCGCGCGCGGGTACCCGGTGGCGGTGATCTTCCCGGTGGAGGCGCGGGCTCGTGTTGGGCCGGTGAGGCGCAGCTGCTTGCCGAACCACTTCAGCGTCACCGGTTCGCCCGGCACCGGCCGGTAGGTGGTTTCCATCCGCACCGACACGGACGAGTCGCGGAAGTTCACGACCGCGTTGGCGCCGTCCCGTTCGACGTAGATCCCGACCGTGGTGTCGGTGTACGGGATCTCGACGGCGTACTCGTTCGCCCAGTCAGGCAGCAGGGACATCGCGTGCCACGTCGAGGGTCAGGTTCATCAGAGCCGTCCCCTTCGCGATCTTCCAGTTCACGGTCCGCCCGATGATCGAGCGGCCGTCGATGGTCGTGACCTTGACGACGTCGCCGTTCTCGATGAGCGGGTTCAGCCGGCACGACAGCTCGACGCGGTACGTCTGCGTCGCGAGCGACCGCTGCAGCAGCTGCTTCACCCGGGCGTCGGCCGCGGCCTGCGTCTTGATGCTGTCGTCCGACTCCGCCTGGGTGATCCACCGGCCGAGCGGCCCGTCTGCGCGGAGCGGCCCGGTGCGAACCCAGTCCTCTGCGTAGATCGGTGTGCCGTCGTCGGCCTGGTAGGTGCCGACGATCCAGTTCGTGAGCCCATCGGTGGAGATCGCCTGCGGTGGGGTGACGACCTTCCCGCGGCCGAGTTCGAGGACGACGTCGCCGGGCTCGAACGGGACGACAGTGAACTCGCCGAACGAGTTCACGACCCCGACCCCGCCGAGCCACGAGGACAGCTGCTGCACGGCCTCCAGGCGGCCGCCGTCCTTCGGCTGGTAGATCAGACCAGCCGGCGGCGGCCGATCATCTAGCGACGGCGCGACGGGCAGCCCGGTGAGGCGCTGCAGCTCATCCCAGGCGCTGGTCCGGGCGGGCGGCTCAGGCCACCGAAACCCGTCCTTCTTCGCGCCCAGCAGCAGGTCGACAGCGCCGACCTTCACCTGCGACCCGGCGACGAGGGTCTTCCCCGCGAACTGAAAGTACGAGTCCGACGACTCCGGGACCGAATCAATCCGGAACCGGCCGATCTGCACCGTCTCCGAGAACTGGCGGAGGCTGCACTCGAGGACCACGTTGACCTGCTGCCCGTACGGGGCGAGCACGTCGAGGAACCCGCGAGGCGACAGCCCCGTTCCGTCCTTCCCGTTGTACGTGACCGTCAGGTCCGCCGCGGTCGGGAGGTCGCGTTCGATGTCGCCCGTCAGCTCCCAGCCGGTGACCGGGAGGTCCGGGAAGGTAACGTCCTCGTCGAGGAGCGCGTCGACGATCAAGCGGGTCTGGAACGGCCCGGACAGGATCGCGTCGAGCGTCGGGTTCGACTCCCTCACGAGCGGCGCCGACGCGGCCCCATCCGGGCGGCCGTGTTCAGCGAGGCGTTCTGCGTGTCAAGCACGATCGTCGCCTCCCCGTTCGCGAGCTGCTGAAAGTACCCGATCGAGCGGCCGTCCATCACGATCGGCCGGGACGACGCCGCACCTGCTGCAGTGACCGTGGAAGCGGCGGTCCCGTAGGAGCCGACGACCGAAGCCGATGCCATACGGCGAGCGGCTCCCGACACAGTGCTTGTGCCGTCAGAGATGCCTGCAGCCCACTGGCCCGGGATTGCAGCGCCGGAGCGGCGGACCGCGGTCCACCCTGCCCCCGACAGAGGCCCTTCGTCAGCGGGCGAGTGCGGCAGGAACGCGGTGACCTTGCTGACGATGCCGCTGATCGCGTTGCCGACGGCGCCGATCATCGAGCCGATGCCGTTGATCAGGTTCTGGATCAGGGATCGGCCGGCGCTGTAGAGCGTGCCGCCGATGCCGCGGATGATGCCGAGCACGCGGGGTCCCAGGCCGGTGACGACCAAGACGACTCGACCGATGGCGCCGGAGATGACCGAGACGACGCCGTTCCAGACGGACGCGATGGTGGAGCGGATGGCGTTGAAGATGCTCGACACCACTGCCCGGGCCCGCGCGAGGCCGCCGGAGATGGTGCTCACGACTCGAGAGATCGCGCCCGCGATGAATCCGACGATGGCGTTCCACACGGCGGACACGATCGAGCGGGCAGCGTTGAACACCGAGGAGATCACCGACCGCGCGATCGCGAGGCCGGCGGAGATGACGTTCACGACTGCGTTGATCGCGCCGGTGATGAAGCCGACGATCGCGTTCCAGATCGCGGACAGCTGCGCGCCGGCTTGGCCGGTACCGGTGACGAGGTTCACCAGCCAGGTGAGGACGTTCACGATGGCGCCGATCACCGCGGCGAGCACCACCACGACGACCTGGATGACGGGGATCAGGGCGCCAAGCAGGATCGACACCAGCCCGAGGACCGGGGCGAGGATCGCGGCGAGGAGCTGCACGATCGGAGTCAGGATCGCGGCGACGAGCTGCAGCAGCGGGCCGAGCAGCGGAAGTACCGCAGTGACGAGCGGCAGGATCGCCGTCAGGACCTGACCGATCAGCGTCGCGAGCAGCGTGATGATCGGCACCAGGGCCGTAATCACGGTGCCGAGGACTGGGCCAAGGATCCCGACCAGCTGCAGGATCACCGGCAGCACGGCCGCGAGAACACCTGACAGGACCGACACCAGAACCGAGGACAGCTGCGTGATCACCGGCAACAGCTGCTGCAGCGCCGCACCGAGTGCAGCCCCAACCACAGCTGCCAGCTGACCGAGCGCACCGACGATCTGTGGGATCAGCGGCGCCAGTGCCCGGAAGACGATCCCGAGCGGCGACACCGAGCTCGCGAGCGCGACCAGTTGCGGAGCGAGGGACGCGAACACGGGGCCGAGCGGCGCGAAGCTCGCGGCGATCTGCGCGAACACCGGCCCGAAGGCCGCGCCGATCTGCGTGAGTACCGGCGCGAGGACGGCACCGATCGTGGAGAAGATCGGGCCGATCACAGCGGTGATGCGAGAAATCGCGGGGCCGATGCCGTTGAAGACCTTGGCGAGCCCGTTGCCGAAGTTCGTGGCGAAGGTCGTCAGGCCGGGCCCGTTGACCTTGCTGAGGAACCCGGTGAGCGCTCGAGCGCCAGCGGTCAACCCGGGGAGCAGTCCCTTGGCGATGGTCTCGCCGATGTCGCCGAACGCGTCACCGAGCAGGTAGACCGCACCGGAGTACGTCTTCGCGTAGGCGGCGCCGGACCCACCGAACTCGGCGTTGACCTCGGCGAGGATCACCTTCTGAGCGCCGAGGATGTTCCCCGACTCCTGCAGCGTCTTGATCTGCTGCTTCTGCTGGTCCGTGAAGGTGACACCGGAGCGGGTCAGCTTGGTGACGCCCTTGACCGGGTCGTTCAGCGCCTTGCCGAGCCGCAGGGCGCTGGACTTCACGTCCGTGCCGAGTGCCCTCGACATGTCGACCGCGGCCTTCGTCGTCTGGTTGAAGACATCGTTGCCCTTGCCGGTCTCGTTGCGGATGTTCCGGAACGTCAGCAGCAGGTTCGCGCCCTGCTGGATCGTCTCCGCCTGCGTTGCGGTCTGCGACTCGAGCGACTGCCCGAGCTTGTAGATCCCGGCCGCGGAGATGTTCGCGGCGCCACCGGTCGACTTCACGACGGCGGAGGTCTGCGCGTTGATCGTCTGCCAGTTCGCGACCGCGCTGATCGAGTCGCGGATCAGTCCGGTCGCTGCCCCGACTGCTCGGCCGAAGCCAGCGACTGCGAGCGCGCCGACGCCGAAGCCGATACCGGTGCCGACGACGCGGGCGACGCCGCCGGCGGCTGAGCTGACGGAGCCGAAGACGCGGACGGTGTTTGATCCGAAGCGGCGGAAGCCGGAGGTCGCCTTGTCGGCCCCTGCAGCGGTCTGCGTGGTGATCCCACGGAGGCGCTCCTGGGCGGACGACAGCCGTTCGGAGGCGCCACGGGTGCTCTCTTGTGCGGTCTGTAGCGCGCGCTCCGCGGACGCGTGTCGCTCTTCCGCGGCGACGAGTCGGGAGGAGCCGGCCGCGAATTTGGTACGCGCCTCGGCGAGTCCGGCCTCCGCGACGCGGAGCTTGCCGGTGACGTCCTGCTCCTTCAGCCGAGCCGAGGACAGCGCGTTGGAGGACTTGGCGACCTCGGCGTTGATCGACTTGAGCGCGGCCTGCCCTGCGCCGGCGGTGGCCGCCGTGATACCCGACTTAATGCCACGACCGACGTCGGTGCCGGCCTTGACTCCGGCGCCTCGGAAGCTCGACTGGAAGCGCTTGACGCCGCTCTTGCCGGCGGCGTCGACCTCGCCGTCGACCTTCGATCGGAACCCGGGGAAGGTGGGGAAGATCGCGACGGTGCCGGAGCCGACTTCAGAGGACACGAGCACCCCCTGCGGTCGTCAGTTGGCGAAGGCGCTCTTCGAGGCGAGGAGTGCGTCGAACTCGGCGCGCTCCTCCGGGGTCACGTCAGCGGTGCCCTCGTCTGATGTGGTCCACGGCATCGGCATCTCGATGGGCTGCGGGTGCTTCTTCTCGTCGCGGTGGGTGTTGACGTAGTGCTGCAGCAGCTGCCCGATGTAGACGTCGCCGAGGCTTGACGCCCACCCCCATCCGGACAGGGCCGCGTGCAGGTGTGAACCGGGCTCGCGCTTCAGCTCGGCGATGAGGTCGAGCGCTTCTCGCCACCCGAGCGACCTGCCGACTGCGTGGAGTGGGGTCTGGAAGTAGTGGCGGAAGTCGAACGTGAGCGCTGCCCGGTGCTCCTCGATCAGCTCGAGGAGCGCGAAGATTCCCCCAGTGAGGCCTGCTGCCGCTCACCGAACTCGCGGAAGTACGCGCCGATCAGTTCGGTCGCTTCGATCGCGTCGAGCTCGTCGAGCTTGTCGAGGGTCTCCTGGTCGCCGATGCCGTCGAGCAGGTTGAAGAACTGGTCGATCTCGTCGCCGCCGCTATCGCGCACGCGACGCAGCAGCTTGAACTTGAAGTTCAGTCGGATGGCGAGTTCGCCCTGGTCGGTGGTCTGGGCGATGAAGGTGTCGCCGACGACCTGGAACTTCGGCTTCTCAGGTGCGGTCTTGGGTGCAGTCATGTGGGTGGTCTCCTACGCGTGGGTGTGTGGGTGTGCCCCTGGGACCGCGTCACCCACGCCGCGGCCCCAGGAGTCGAGAGAGGCCGCTACGCGGCCTTGATGATCGCCTGGCCGATGTGCTTGTTGTGCAGCGACTCGTCACGGCGGAACTTGAAGGTGGTCTCGTAGCCCTTCACGGACCCACGCTCGGACTTGTCCTCCTTGGCGCCGTCCACGCCCGCGTAGCCGACGCGGCGGCGGATGTCGCCGTTCTTGCTGATCTCCTCGGTGTAGATCGCGAACTCGAGGGAGTGACCGCCGGCGTCGATCTCGATGTAGTTGTTCGCGTCCGGGGTCTCGCCGAACACCACGAGCTGGGTGTTCGCGTCGGTCTGCGCGAGCTTCGCGACGCACAGCGCGTTTGCGAGGCCAGACGGGATGGAGTAGCCCTCCTGGAAGAACTCGATCGGGTCGCCGTCCTTTTCGAGCGTCCACTCGGGGCCGCCGTCCTCGGTCAGGAGACCGAGCTTCTTGAAGGCGGCAGGCAGGGTGAAGTCGGGGGCGGACAGGTCTTCCCCGGAGGGGAGGGCGGTACTACCCGGCGCGAAACCGATCGCGCCGGTGACCGGTACGAAGACCGCCGCGATGTCGTTGCCGAAGCTGTCAGTCATGAGATTGCTCCTGTGGTGGCGGGCCGCAGCGCGGCGGGCGGGAAGGGTGTGGGGTCAGAGGGGTCGACCCGCGACAGCGAGGGTCAACGTCAGGTACTGGCGGGCACGCGGCTGGTTCTCGGTGACGGCGTACGGTCCGAACGCGCCGCGGAACGCGGTGACCGGGTTGCCGGTCTCTAGGCCAGGGATACGCGGGGCGAGAGCGAGGACCATCAACGCGATGGCCTTCGCTTCGGCCGGGTCTTCCTTCGTCCCCGCGAGGACTGAGACGCCGACTGAGCGCTCCGCAGTGATGAGCGGGTCTACTTGCCCGGAGTCGTCACGAAAGACGACGAGACGGGCAGGGAATGGCCCGGAGGTGGGGTCCGATTCGACACGGTCGAACTGCACGTCCTGGCAGTACGCCTCGGCACGCTCAGCGAACGCGGCGCGATACCAGCCGGGGAGGAACGCCTCGAGGTCGGTGTGGAGGACTTCAGCTACCATCCGAACCTGCCCAAGCCAACAGCAGTCGCACATTCGCGACGGTCAGGTTGCCGCCTTTCTCCGCGCTCAAGATCGTGGCCTGGTCAACGCCGGAGTCCGCTTGCGCCGCACGAAGGGACTGCCCCTTGCGCCTACGCGTCTCCCGGACGATGACAGGCAAGTCATCAAGTAGCGCAAGGAGTTCGCCGTAGCCCGCAGGCTTGCGATTCAGTTGGGCGGCTTCGTAGAACTCGGCGACGACAGGATTGTCGACTCGACGACCGATGCTCATAGCGTTCCTCCTGTAATCGAGGTTCCGCAGCGCAGCAGTGCGCAACTGAAGCGCAAGCGCTTGCTGACGATCAGTCATCCGCGTCGGGCGCCCCGTAGAGCTCGAACCAGATTTCCTGTCCGGCTCTCGATCAGCATCGTCTTAGGGTCGTCAGCGACGACGAGAGCGACGGTGCGGATCTGCCGGTCCGGGACGATCTCGACGTGGATGGAGTCGCGGTAGTTGCCGGAGTCGACCGGGGCCGTCTTCCGGGCGTTCTCCGCGACCCGTTCGGCGGCGTCCTTCACGAGGCCGACGACCCCGGCGCTGTTCGACAGGTCGCGGAAGAAGGCGTTGTTGAACTGCATCAGCCGAGTACCTCCGTCAGCGGGACCTCTTGAACCGGCCGCCACCCGGTGAACGGGTTCACGTCCGCTTCCGGCACCGCGGTCACCTCGTAGGTGTGGGTGCCGGAGACGATTCGGTCGCCGACCTGCACGTCCGCATCGGGTGAGCAGTAGAGGCTCTTCGACGTCGTGACCTGCGACCGGGCAGGATCGGCCGCGGCGAAGCTCGACACGGCAGCGACGTACGCGCCTGTGATCGTGACCGGGGTCGCGTCGTCCCAGGACCCGAGCGACTGCCGTGCCGGGTTGATCGTGTCGGTGCTCCGCGGTCGGCGGAGGCGCTGCACGCTGACCCCAGCCGCGAACATCACGTCAGGGCCTCGAGCAGCTCCGGCTTCTTCAGCCCCTTGTAGGCGACGCCGACGTGCCGGGCCCGCTCACGTAGCTGCGCGACGGTCCAGGTGTCGTCAGGCACTACGGGGAGCGCGTCGCCCGTGTAGTCGCGGGCGACGTCGTCCGGGACGGTGAACCGTCCGGCGGCGGTGGTCACTGTCGCCATGACGCCTCCTGCTCAGTTCGGGTACTTCTCCGGCCACACCCGCGCCAGAACCGCGGACGGCGTCGGGAACGAGCCGACCGGGCCCATCGACGCGGCGGACGAACCGGCGGCGCAGAGGACGCGGAGAGCGGCCTTGTCGTCGTCGGTGAACCACGACGTCGAGGTCGAGTAGTTGACCGACGCGGGCCCCACGCGCTGCGCTGTGACGTTGCGTGGGCCACGACCGGCGGCTTCCTGCGCGACACCGGTCAGGATCGCGACAACTCCGGCTCGGAGGTCGCTGTCGGTGACGGTGTCGATGGGGGCGATGGTGCGTGCTGTCGCGATGACGCGGAGCGCGAGCGTCTCGTCGACGCCGAGCTCGTCTGGGGTGATCACGACCATCGCCCCCGATCGGTCACTTCGTCGGCGCCTTCGGCGTCGTCTTCTGCTGCTCCGCGAGGCGTGCGTCGACGGCCGCGGTGACCGCGGCGTCGAAGCGCTCCTGCTCCGCCTTTGCGGCCGCCTCGGTAGCGGCGGCCTGCTCGGCGGCGACCTCCTCGGCGGTGGGCACGTCGGGCAGGGGCTCGAGGAAGTCCTCGAGGCGCGCGAGCTCGCCCTTGCGGAGCTGCGGCACCAGCATGCCCTCGTAGAGGTACACGTCGGAGCCGTCGATGGCCTTGCCGATGATGAGCGGCGCCGTCACGATATGGCCGGCCATCAGGCACCCACCCCGGTGATCTTCCACGCGGAGGCGGGCTCGAGGACGACGGGAACCGTGACGCGACGCGCGCGGAGGCGCCACGCGTCAATGGCGTCCTGACGGATCGACTTGACCTCAATGCCGGCGGGGCCAACCGGGGCCGACGCGTAGCCGGGACCGCCGAGCTTCTCGTCGGCCATGCCGCCGAGAATCTTCGAGTCCAGGACCAGCGCGGTGCCAGCGGTCGGCAGGTTCGGAGTCGGCAGCCAGCGCATGCCGTCGATGACGGGGAAGACACCCGTAATCGTCGGGTTCGCACCCGGATCCTCACGAGAGAGGTAGCCGGAGGCGACGAACGCGGACAGCGCGTTCGCCCAGGCGATGTCCGAGAGCGCGACTGTGTCCGGGTCATAGCCCTGGTTCAGCGCAAGGATGTTCGCCTTAGCCAGCGCGACGTCCTTAAAGATCTGCGCTGCCGTAGCACCAGTCCACGCGGCCGCAGCAGCCGTGGTCTGCGTGACCGCAGAGGCGATGGCAGACAGCGCGATGCCGTCGACGAAGCGCACGTTGGTGTTCGCGAGCTTCAGCAGACCTCGCTGCACCGGATCGAAGCCCTGCCGCTTGATCGCCTCGTCGGTGACTTCGACGTCCTCGCCGTACTTGCGGGTCTTCGCGATCGACGCAGCACCAGTCGCGGCCTGCGTGAGCGGGTACTCCCCGCCCGGAGCGACCGCGCGCGGGTCGTCGACGACGAAGATGTTCTCCCCGGTCTCGTACTGAATTGCGCCGCCCTCGACGTTGAAACGTCCGGTGAGGAGCGCATCCGCGATGTAACGCTGCTGGAGGATCGTCCGCAGGGCCCGGGCGACCCGCGTGGGGTCGTTCAGGAACCGCGAGACGGTCACGGTGTCGCCCGAGATCGTCGGGGCAGGCGCGGGGTACGTGTAACCCATTGCCGTTGTCCTTTCTGTCCCGCCCCCTACCGGAGGAAGGACACCTCGACGAGCGCGCCGGAGGCGGCCGTGGTGAGAGCGAGACCGACGACGTTGATGTCGTTCGTCCCGTTGGTGTGGGCGGCGAGCTGGCCGGATGCGGCGCCTTCGACGGTGCTGCCGGCGGTGATGGCGCCGGACGCGGTGAGGCGCTGCACGGCCTCGCTGTAGACGGTGACGGGGTCACCGGTGTTGGCGTCATGGCCGGCGACGCCGAGCCAGTCGGCGGAAGCCGCGCTGGTGGGGGCGACGGTTCCGGAGCCGGACACGCGCAAGAGCTGACCGCCGACGATGGCCGCGGAAGCGATTCGCGTGAAGGCCTTGCCCGGCTGGTGCAGGGGGACGTACTCAGCCATGGTCAGGCTCCCTTCAGTGCGGCCTCGAGCGCGGCGTCGAACTGCTCGTCGGCGACGTTCTCGGGCTGGTTAGAGTGGCCGAGCTCCTCGACGGGCACCTTGTTCTTGGGCAGCCCGCCGAGGATCGTGGCGAAGCGCTCCTCGTTGTCGTCGAGGCCCGCCCGCCAGTCCTGCTGCGTCGCCGCGGAGATGCGCCCGTCGGCGAGCGCGTCGGAGATGATCCGGTCGCGGCGGGCGGCGTCCTGCGTCGCGAGCGCCTGCACGCCGGCCTGAGCCGCCGCCTCGAGCTCGCGGAAGCGACCCTCGTCGACGAGCACGGTGCCGGCCGGGGCCTGCGTCATGGTGGGCTGCTCCGCAAGCGCCTCGTCGAGGGCTGCGAGCAGCGTCTCGTCGGAGGCAGCAGCATCGGACACGCCGAGCCGCTCACGGACGCCAGCCGCCAGGTTGCTGTTGGTCACAGCGGTTTCCTTTCGGTCGGTACTGCCGGGCTCGGCGTTCGAGCTCGGAGGTCGGATGGGTGAGGCATGTGCGACGACCCGGATGACGCGAGCAGCGCTGTCCGCGGGGTCGTCCTCGTCGGGGACCGCGATGACTTCGGTGTCGTCCGCGCCAGCTGTGATGGCTTCGCCTGCGTCGGGGATGACGGCGACTCGGTCAGCGAGGCCTAGGTCGACGGCTTCTTGCGACGTCATCCAGGTCTCCTCGTCGAGGAGTTCCACCCAGTTCTTCTCGCCGGCCTTCGCCGCGTAGATCTCGATGATCCCGGCGTTGAGGGTGTCGAGTATGTCCGCGACCTTGCGCATCTCGGCGGAGTTGCCGAACGCGAAGCTGGAGGTGGCGTGGATCATCATCTGCGTACCGGGCGACATGACCGTCTCGTCGCATCCGGCCGCGAGGTAGGACGCAGCTGATGCCGCGATGCCATCCACGACCGCGGTCACAGTGGCGCGGTGCGCGCGGAACATGTTGAGGATCGACGTCGCTTCCCACACCTCGCCGCCAGGCGAGTTGATGCGCAGGATGATCTGCGTGACCGAGCCGTCGAGTGCGTCGAGGACCGCGCTGACGTCCTTCGCGGAGACGCCCCAGAAGCCGCCCCACGAGTCGATGGGGCCGTACATCCGGATCGTCGCAATGGTGCCGTCACCTGCCGGAGCCGGGGTCGTGATCGCGTCGAAGAAGTCGGTCTTCGTCTTCGGCAGGGGCTGTGCACCCCAGTACCGATTGGGGTACTTGGCAGACGGCACGTGCATGCGAGCCATCAGGCCTCCTGTCCTGCAGTTGAAGTAGATGCCGGAGCGACCCGAGACGTCTGCCGGTCAGACACGGGCAGCCCGTAGCCAGCCCGGGTCGCGGCTTCGAGGGCGTCATCCGGGATGACGATTCCGGCGTCCACAAGCGACTTCAGCGCCTCAGCGGTCGCGGGGAACTCAGCACCGATCGGCTCGCACACGAGCCGCGGCGCCGGCACCTCGGTACCGAAGTTCAGGTCGACGAGGTCCTCGACGACGTGCTGCTGCGTCACGTCCTGGATCTGACGAGCCACCGCATTCAGCGACCCGGTGAAGAAGTCCGCGAACGTCGACCCGAGCGCCCAGGATCCCGTCTCGGAGCCGAGGTTCAGGAAGTGCGCGAGGACCGCTCGAGCGATCTGCTCGTCGTGGTACCGGATTGGCTTGTCCGCGTCCGGCAGGTCACCGGTGACGCCCTTCAGCTCGAGCGACGCCCCGTTGGGGATCGACGCGCCAGCTGCGTCACCAGCGCGAAAGCCCTTCGCCAGCTCCAGGCCGGCCTGCATCTCGGACTCGAGCCACTTTGTGCGCTCGTCCGGGTTCGCGTCCTCCGGGACACCGGCACCCGTGTAGACGGGCACGCCCATGCCGTTGCGCTCCACCGTCAACGCCTGCACCCGCAGGAGCCGGTCCTTCAGCAGCCAGTTCTTGTACGCCGTGCGCAGCAGCGACTGGCCAACCCAGTTGCCGCCCTCCCGCTCGTTCACGTACGCGACGAGCCGGTCGACCGGGATCGTGATCGGCCCGTCTTTCAGGCCCCGCTGCTTGATGCTCTCCAGGCCGCCGTCACCGGCGACGCCGATCGACTCGATCGTCCGCGGCGGCCGCCACGCGAGCTTCGCGAGCCGCTGCTGCGCCCCCTCGACCCGGTAGACCTGCTCGAAGTAGGACGCCCCGTACACGAGCTCGAGCAGCGCCAGGCGGAGGTGGTCCTCCCACGAGAACCTCCCCTTCGTCCGCAACGCCGGCTCCGGCTCGCGGCCTTTCACTGGCAGACCTAGGTCCGCCGACACCAGCGCGACGACATCATCCGAGGCGCCGGCCGGGTCGATCTGCCACTTCGCCGATCGGATCGGCAGAGTCACAGCCCGGTACACGGAGATGACCTGCGCGTCCTCGCGGCGCATCTTGTCGAACACCTCGATCGACAGCGGCCAAGCCAGGTCCGGGTTCGATTCGAACTCGGCCGACAGCAGCTGCCCCCACGTCGAGAGCTGCGAGTTCTGGTAGCCGAGCTCAGCCATCGGCTACCGCCTCTCAGAACGCCGCGGTGCGGAGGTTGACGTCGTCTCGAGCTGCGTCGTCGCGCCTGAGCAGCTCCGCCTGCGGCGGCGGGGGCGGCACGTCGCGCCGTGGGTTCGCTTCTTGCTTCTTGACGCCCCACACGGCCCACGTCACGGCCTGGGTGTGGGCGATCGGCTTGGTCGGATCTGATGCGTCCCAGGTGACGCCGGCTCGGCCGATCGCGCGGGTGGTGGCGTACTCGATGGAGCGACGAACCTCGGCCTGTGCGCGGTGCGTGGAGAGGCCATCGTTAGAGAGTTCGACGAAGGTGTTGTAGGCGCCGGCGATCTCGTCGAGGCTCATCGACAGGTGCTTGATGCCCTCGCGGTCAAGATCCGTGATCAGCGCTGCGGCGTTCTTGGCGTCGATGACGAGCAGAGCGTTGCCGAGCTCGGCCTTGAGCTCCTTCAGGTACGCGGCGGCCCAGAGCGTCCCGCGCTCCGTCTTCTTGTGCTCGAAGAAGATCGTGTCGTCGTCCTGCCGCGCGGCAGCCGCGACGGTGGTGAACTGGCCGCCCTTGCCGAGAGCTACCGCGATGACAGCGCCGACACCGAGCGTGCCGGCGTCGACCACGTTCGCGTCGTACTGCTTGAGGTCGATCTCGTTGAGCGGCTCGTCGACCTGCTCGGCCGCGGTGGGCCAGATCGAGAAGCGCTCTCGGGCAAGCGATGCGACGTCGGTCGCGCGGCCGACCTGCGCTTCGACCGTTTCCGGCTTGATGCGGATGCCGAGCGCCGGGATCGAGTCGGCCCAGACCTGCCGGTCCGTGAGGTCGAGCGTTGCCGCAATGGCGGGGTCCTCGGAGCCAGCGGGCGACCACTCCATCCAGCCGGTGCGCGCGTCGTTGCCTGCGCGGCCACGGTCGCGGACGCCCTCGAACGCTTCGCTGTCGTCGAGATCGCTCGGGACCGTGCCGGTGTAGAGCTCCTGCCGGTTCGGAATCGCGGTCTGCGTGTAGGTGAGCGCGTCGCGCGAGAACGACGGCAGCTGCTGCGCCTCGTCGTAGACCATGACGTCGCCGGAGAAGCCGCGGCCAGAGTTCTTCGACCGAGCGATGAAGCGGATCCGGTCGCCCATCTGCTGGCCGGGACGGGGCTTGAGGACGATGCCCTCTTGACCATTCGCGGTGTAGATCCGGTGCACTCGGGCAAGGAGGCGGGGCGAGGACTGGATGACGCCGGCGAGGCGCTGGAAGCCGTCGACCGCGGTCTTCATCTCGTGCGCGGTGTGGAGGATCGTCTTGCGACGACCGTCGGTCCTGGGGAACAGGAAGAGGTGTGCGAGGTCGTAGGCGACGAGCACCTCGCCCTTGCCGTTCTGCCGGCTGACGAGGAGCCCGAACTCGGTTGCGGCCCACTCATTGGCGGCGTCGACGTCGAACAGGCCCCACATGACGTACTGCTGCCAGTCGTCGAGGTTGACTCCCGCGAGGGCTGCGAAAGCGCAGACCTTCTCGCCGTGCGAGGCAACGGCGTCAGGACGACTTTCGAGGCGTGGTCGTTGGGAGCCCAGCAGGACCGCCGAGGAAGGCATCGAACGGGTCCGCCTCTCCGCTGTCCGCAGCGCCGACCGTCTTCACCTCCGTGAGCAGCTCCGAGTGCCGCTTCGACAGTGGCGCGAGCCGCTTCGGGTCCTCGAGCGCCACGACCGCCATCGCTGCGCGGACAAGCGCGAGGTTCGCGAGCAGCTCGGCCTTGACGTCGACCTGCTCCGACTCGGCCGGTGCCGGCTCCCTCGAGTGCGCAAGCGGCGGCACGAGCGACAGCGCGGGGCGCTGCCCCTCGGCACCGTGCCGCGACTGGCGACGGCCAGCGCCGACTTCGGTTGTGGAGTCGCTGCGCTTGACGTCGCGAGCGTGCTGAGCGGCGCGGCATGCGTCATCGACGGGCTCGTGGTCGCGCAGGTGACGCCGGTAGGCCGAGTAGGTGCCGCATGGGGCTTGAGGTCGCCCCATCCGGTCCTCCTCGAGCGGTTCTTGCGTCGCGTCGTTCTTGCGTCGGTGCGATGTGAGCGTGGAGAGAGATTTGCCAGGCCAGGCGGGAGGTTGGCAGCCAGCCCGACCTTTCGAGATTTTCTGACGGCGTCGAGATCAGCTCGCGGACCAGACCTCGACTGCGCCGCCGCCCGCGCCCTTCTCTGCATTGCAGACGCGGTGCAGCGGGTGCAGCTGCTGGCCGACGAGCGCGCCGCCGTTGGCGAGAGCGTCCGGGTGGTCGGCCGTGAAGGCGCGGCGGTCGTTCGGTTCGAGCGTGAGATCGAAAGGCTGGCCACACCAGTCGCACGCGAGACCCTCGAGCTCAACACGGCGGCGAAGGCGGGCGACTGCTCGTCGGTAAGCGCGGTGGCCTGGCCCGTTGCGGACTGCGCTGCTGCCGCCCATCAGAGCCAAGCGATGGCGATGAGCGGCGTGCCGACGGCGAGGGCGAGGCTCGCGGTCTTGACGGTAAGCACGACGCTGGTGCGGGTCTTCGTCTTCACGGTGAGCACGAGGTCCTCGGGGTCCAGGGTGTGCGCCTGATCGGCCATGACGTCCTCCACGCGTGCGGCAAGTGGGCGATCGTCATGGCCGGCGGCAGGGCTCCCAGCGACTGCCGCCGACCAAGTCAAAGCGGGCGGGTGGTTGGACTCGAACCAAGAACCTGCCGGGTTTTAGGTCCTCAAGGTGCAGTTCGCCACCATCACGAGAAATCGTGAAGGGTTTGAAGAATTGACGCAACCACTCGTATACGTCAACGCAGACTTACGCTCCCGACAGGCCTGCCGCGCTGCACTGTTGCCTCGACCTCGAGCAGGCGGACCGACTCGACGCACTTGCGGCCGAGGTCGTCGTAGCGCTGAGCCAGGCGCCCCGCGTTGATCCAGTTGTAGATCGTCCGCTGCGAGCGCCCTGCGAGCTTGGCTGCGTCGGCGATGGTGATCCAGGTCATGCGCCTCTCTCGGCTCGGGGTGCGAGGACGGCGATGGCGGGTCCGCGTGTGTCGGGCTGGGATTCGGGGATGAGGCGCTCGGCTTCGTCGAGGACGGCTTGCCAGTCGTGTTCGGCGAGGTCGGGGTAGTCCTCCCAGGTGGGTTCGTCGGACTGTCGGGCATAGGCCCAGGCGCGTGCGACGAGGTCTCGTGCGAGGGTCTGGACGGCTACGTGTTCGCGTGCGGTCCAGGTGTGGCTGCCGCTGTTGCGACTGCGGTAGACGACGATGCGGTCGGGGTCGTTCATGAGTAGTCCTCGGGGAGTTTGATGTTGGCACGGCGCCATAGGCGCGTGGTGGAGTCGTCGCGGACCTTGAGCACGCCAATTGCGCCTTCCTCTGCGGCGGGCGCGTCTGAGATGGCCAGTGAGGCGATGATGAGGACGTCGCCTCGTTTGACGTCGTAGAACGAGATCCGTTCGCCGAGCGCCTCCTCGACAGTGATGTAGTGCTGAGGCTCGTCGCTTGCCTGCTCTGCGTCCGCGGCGAGCGCGACGATCACGTCTGCGACGGCTTGCCAGTCGACGGCGCCGTACACGGCTTCTCCGCCGTGGTTGAGGATCGCTTGCGGGATCTGCCGTGCGATTTCTTCGCGGTCGAGTCCGGTCACCATGCCGCCTCGGTGAATCGGAGGTCGCGGATGCCTCGGAGCGGTTGCCAGTCCGTCGTGCCGATCGGGGCGACGAAGAGCTTCCCGCCGCGGCCGGAGTGGTCGAGCGCGGGGTGCCACATCCCTTTTTTGATGAGGCGTCGTCGGCGGTTGCGTGCGTAGCTCATGAGGCGACCGCCAGGCTCATTACGTCGGCGAGGGTGAGCTGTTCACGGATCGCGGTGGCGTCGCGGCGGCTGTCGAACCCGTCGAGGAAGTGGCGGTCGCGGTGTCCGGTGGTCATGCCGCGGAGCGCGACAGGTGAGCCGATGTAGATCCAGTCGGATGGGCGGAGGTCGTGTTCGCGGGCCCAGTCGACGGCGTCGAGGCGGCGGGCAGCGAACACGAGTGCCCGGTCGCTCTTCGGGGTGATGGGTCGGGGTCGTTCTTCGATGGCGGCGACTTCCTCGTAGGCGGCCTGGTCGACGGTGTACCCGCAGTCGGTGGCCCCGTCGCTGTACTCGCAGCGGACGACGACTTCGCCGAGGAACCGGGTCGGCGGGTGCCAGACCAGGGTGCGGTGGTTGCAGCGCGGGCAGCGGGTGATGCGGATCGCGTGGGAGCGTTCCTCGGTCGGGTGGGCCCGTTCCGCGGTGCGCATCGCGCGGGCGTACCGGACCGCGTCAGCAGCACCCGCCTCGGTCGCGGCCCACACGTCGAGGCTGCCGCCGAACGTGCGCCGGTAGGAGTCGATCTCCTCGAACGACAGCGGCACCGGCGGGATCGGCAGCTGCGAGCCCGGCCTCCCACGGGTCACGGACTCGGTCTGCACCGCCCGGTCGACACCGGCCAGCGCCTTCCGGAACGGGTCGTACGCCCGCAGGGCGGTGTCGACACGGTGCGCGCACGGCCGGCACAGGAACCCGACCTCCGCGTGACGGGGCAGGCACCCGGCGCACTCCGCGAGATGCCACTCCCGGATCCGGGCCGCACGCACCGGGTCCGGCTCGTCGACACCGAGCGCGTGCGTGAAGTGCGTGTCCCGCTCCACACACGGGCGGAAGTCGTCCAGCTGGTTCGTGATGCAGACGATGGGCTCGTTCACTCGCGGCTCCTCGAGCTCGTGCGGGTCGGGGCAGGTGCGCTGCTGCGTGCGGCGTTGACGATCGCGATCGAGATGCCCACGGCGAGCGCCAGGACGATCAGGACGACGGCGATCGCGAGTGCCCAGAGGATGAGGTCGAAGGGGGTCATGGCTGCCTCCGGATGGGGCCGTGGATGTACCGGCCGCGGCGGGTGGAGAAGAAGCGCTCCGTGAGCTTCGCGAGGGCCCTGAACTGCTTGCGTTGGCGGACGATGCGGTTGTGCTCGAACGGGTCGAACGCGCCGGGCCGGTAGTGCTTCAGGTCGCGGGCGGTCATGCGTTGGCCTGCTGTCCGTGCTCGGTCCACGCCTGCCCCCAGTGCGCGATGTGCGGGAAGCCGACTACCCCGGGCTGGAGCGCCTCGTAGTCCTTGCCCTCGTGCCAGCCGGGGTGCCCTGCCCGCAGTTGACAGAGGACGTTGCGTCCGGGTCCGCTGTTGCCGCACATGCCTGCCTGAGACGAGCCGGATGCGAGCGCGAGGATGCGCTCGAGGAGCTCGTCGTGCTCCTCGTTCGTGTTGTGCTCCGGGTACTCGTCGAGGAGACGACTGAGCGCCTCTCGGTCGAATGCGGTCATGGGGTCGTGGTCTCCTCGGTGAAGACGCAGCCCTCGAGCTGCGCGAGTGGGATGCGGTAGTGGCCGCGGTCGACGTCGAACTCGAGGTAGCCGAAGTTCGCGTTCCACCTGCCGGTGACGGTGTGCTTCGTGGTCGGGTGGGTGGCGGTCACGGTGGTGCCGTGCTCGAAGCGGGCCGGGCGGGTCATGCGCCGCACCTCGGGCAGGGCTCGTAGTCGAGGTCAGCGCAGACGATGCAGGTGCACGCGCTCCTCGCGCTCGCCGAAGCGATGGCCCCGCGGACCGTCCCATCCGTGATGTAGATCTCGGTGCCGTCCTCGGACACGGTGGTGAACTCGTTTACGCGGTTTGGCATCAGTCCTGCCAGGTACTGGCAGCGGGGTCGTGCCACCGTGTCGCGTTGTGCTCTGCCTCCGCGGCGAGCGCTTCGATGCGGGTGATGCGGGGGTCCGGCACCACACACGCCTCCAACGCGTCGAGAAACGCATCTTCGGTGTATGGGCCGTGGTCGCGCTGGACGGCGACATATTCGTCGAGCACTTCTCGAGCATTCTCGCGGTTGAGTGCACCGTGTGTGGGCGCCCCGGCCCGCTCAGACGACATCAGTACACGCCCTTAGTAAGCAGCTCGGTGCCATCGGCAATGCTGATACC